CGTGAGGGTTTCGTGACAGGAGGGATTTTGCTCTTCCCATCGCGACTTGGCATTGCTAGATAGCCGGGCGCCGGTGTCTCCGGCGTTCCTGCGCCAGGGCGACAAGCATGGCTCGCGGCGGCCGGCGGGTCATGGGGGCCGGATAACGGGGCGGGCCATGGGCCGGGGTAGCCCGCCGTCGCGGATACAGGCGGATCGTGGAGTTCGGCCCGCGGCGCAAAAGCCGCCGGGACGTCCGATGGTCGCCGAGCGACCCGGCGGAGAGGAGGAGAGCGACGCGCGGCGCGCAGCAAAGGCGCCGGAATGACATCGGGCCGCTTGCGTCGCGGCGGATGGTCGGCATCGCGAGAGGCTTCGCGGTCGCAAGGGGTCGCGCTTGCCCCTTCAGGCCGATGATGGCGGCGAACGACGAGGATAACGGGACTGGTGTGGGATGACGGAAACCGGTTTTGCGATCGACGACGGAGGGACCGCCCGCTCAACGGCAGCCTGTCTGATGATCGAGGCCCATGAGGTCCGGCGGGCCCGGATGCCGATTGTCTCCGCCGCGGTTGCTGTTCTTGCGGCAGGACGCCATGGGTGCCGTGCGCATGGCGCGGACGCTATGTGGCTGAGCTCAATGTGTTGAACTGGAACGTGGAGATGCGGTTCTGGAACGGAACGACGTCGAGGGTTTATGCCGGGCAAGCCGAAACACCGCGGCTACGGGATCTGCGCTTCGCGGGGATGAGCGGCATTGACAAACAGGAGCGTCGGAAAGCCGTTCAGGCGCGTCCGCGACACGCGGCGGCGGCCGCGCGGCGCTGCCGTTTTGTTCCGGGGTTCGACCGTCCGTTCGATTGGGCGGGCGCGCCGGGTTCGCGGGACTTGCGCGGCACGCCGGCTCACGGGATATTGGTTCGGGATCGTTCGACTTGCGGAACCGGCAGGGTGCCGACGAACTGGAAAAGCGGTGGGCGATGTGCGAGTTTGATGTCCGGAGCCGGATGCCGGCTTGTCCGAAACCCGAGGCGCCGGATCTTTCGTGCGCCGGGGCCGTGCGGCTTGAGTCAAGGAGCCATGAGGCGTGACGCATGTTGAAGTGTGAGCCTCGTCGAAAACATTTTTCCGCAGCGCAAGGGACCGGTTCACGGGAGGCAGGACCGGTTCACCGGCGTGACGAATTTCCGCGGGGTGGAGCAGCCCGGTAGCTCGTCAGGCTCATAACCTGAAGGTCGTAGGTTCAAATCCTACCCCCGCAACCAAATTCGCCCGCTAGGTCAAAGACTTGGCGGGCGTTTGCTTTTAGGCTTAGTGGGCTGAGGGCGGCCGAGTCAACAATGAGTCAACAAAATCCATGGCGGGGAGTGGCGTCTCATGACATCACGGCGCCGCTAACCGGGCATGGCCCGAACCCTTGCACAACTTGAGATGGGACGGTGTGTTCCATAGAGCGACTCGCGTAAATTGGCTGGCCTCTGTGCATTCGAATCGCGAGGAGCAAGTTGGCTGAACTAGGCAGGCTGTGGGCGGGCCGTGTCTTCGGCACGAACACGGGGAACCTGTTTGTAGAGCTCACGCCGACCGCGGATGGGCTGACCGGCGTGCTCCGATTCATGGACGCGGCCTTCGGGCTCGTCGTCTATGAGATCAAAGGTTTCTTCGACGGAACGACGGTCAAATTGCACGGCAAGCCGAATCAGGCTCCCCCAGGAATCGAGACCGGTGAGATCGAAGCGCAAGCGGTATTAACGGCTGCCGGCCATCTTCGCGGAAGGTGGGCTTCGTCTCTCGGAACCGGCGGGACATTCGAGTTGTTCCCGCACGATCTGCCTCCAGCCGATCAAACGAAGCAACCTGACAGTCCTGTCCCTGAGCAGTTGCATACCGCGCGCCTGACGGTTGGCGCTGTCCGTCTTTATGCCGATGACGTTCGCGATCTCGCGTTGGTGCAGCGAAGGGATTTTTCGGTCGGTCGCCTAATCGTAACTTATCGTTCCGGTGGCATTGAGAACACACGGTATTTTGAGGACTTCGAGCAGGGCATCAAAGGGATAAGTGAGCTTCAATATCTGAAGATTTCAATTCAGGAACCCGAAGCACATGGGATCAACAAGGTTGCCATTATTGAACTGGATTCACAGGGTCGGAATGACGTCATCGTGCAGGGCATTCATGAGTCTTGGGTCATCGGGAAATCCGAAGCTCTGGCGAGACAACTCCGCCGTTACGAAAAGAACTTAGTGACCAACACGAAGAAGTATGGTCTTGGATTCAACCAGTTCATCTTCCTGGCAATGCTCGTCTTGTTTCCAGAGATTGAACCTCTATGGAGGCGCGTGCTCTTCGCGGGCATCGTGGTGGCGTTGCTCTGGGCAATATTCTCGGCACACCAACGATTCCTTCCCAATGTTGTCGTTTACGTGACGCCACGCAAACCGGGGCTGTTGATACAGGCGTGGCCATCAATTCTGTCTTGGCTCATTACTGCAACAGCGTCCTTGGCTGCGGCAATTGCATTCTACTTCCTGACACGGCGATCGCCGTTTTGAGTGCTTACGCCGCCGCCGTCCCGATCCCATCCAGCCGCACCCGCACGATGGTCGCTCCATTGCCCGCGGCTTCGATTGCCGTGCCGATCGGATAGCGGCCGGTGTCGGGCACGTTGACCTGCTTGGCTGTGTCGTCCCACGAAACCTTGTCGCCGACGGCGATCACCGCGCTTGCGAGCTTCGGCAGATCGAAGACGCCGGTGGTCGCGATGCTCAACGTCTCGCCGGCCGCGGCGGTCTTGCTCGCGACGCCGAACAAGGCGCCGACCACCACGCCGTCGCCCGAAGTGACGCCGCCGGCCGGCGCGGCAATTGTGATCATGCGGCCTTCCTGAATGTAGTTCTTCATGGTCACGTTCCTTTCGATGAGCTGATGCGAACCTGGTTGACGCGCGGCGTGGACGCCGCGCCGATGCGCCGGTCGAGGTCGGCGAGTGCTGCGGCCATCTCGGCGTCGGTCGCATAGGTGACGCGGCGGCTCTCGTATTCGACCGTGCGCACTCCGGCGAAGCGCGCCTTCAAGAGCGCTTCGCGCATGGCTTCGAGGGCGGCAACGTCGGCCATCACGCACCCGCGTTCGCGTACCAGCCGCGCCAATCGATGAAGCCCGCGCCGAAATCGAGGATGACGCGGATTTCGACGCCATCGACATCCCAGCCCGCCTTGGTCTCGACCTGCGGGCCTTCGCCGCCGGCGAGATAGGCGTATTCGAGCCCGTCGATCTCGCTCGGGTCGGCGGCCACGTACCAGCGCGTCGCGCTCGACAGGCGTGGCTCGACCACCAGCGACAGCGAGCCCGAGAACGGGTTCACGTCGGCGGCCTTCGCCGCGGCAATGGTCGCAAGCCACTTCTCGGCCACCGTCTCCTGAGCGGGCGGAACGAGCAGGTATTTAGGCGTGGCGCTGATGCGCTGCCCGGAAAGCCCGGTCTGGCTGCGCATGGCAAGCCGCGCCGCGGAAAGCGTGTCGTCGGCGATGGCGCCGCCGGATGCCGCCTTGTTGCCGTGGTCGGCATGGAACAGCGCCTTGCCGTCGCTCATGGTCGGCCCGTTGCCCGAGGGGCCTTCGAGAAGATCGACGAGGACTCTCGCTTCGGTTTCGGCCGCGGCCTGCCCCATGCGCCGGGCAAGATCGGCGAAGGCGCCGAGATCGTCGTTGACGAGCACCTGGCGCGTGACGCCGATCTTCCGCGCGAAGGTCTCGACCCGATAGGCTTCCTTCGCCTCGGCCATGGTGCCGGCGCGAATCTCGCCGTGCTCGTCGAGCTTCTCCAGCGTCGGCGCCTCGCCGAGCATGATCTTGTTCACGGTGCGGAAGTCGCGCGCGGTGGTCTGGCGGCCGAGCCGGCGGACGCCGGCCGGCGCCGCCTGATAGGCGGCGCGCAGGGTGCGGCCGATGGTGTCGCCCACGATGAGCGGGAAGTCGCTCGTCGTATGCAGCGCCCGCGTGATGATCGTCGCCGGCGACAGGCCGGTGACGGCATGGCCGCGCAGCATCAGGAGCTCGCGCGCCATCTCGGCGCAGGTGGCATAGGCGTAACGCCGCGCCGGCTCCAACAACTGGTGCTGCGGATTGATGCGGGCATAGAGCGCCTCGCCCATGTACCGCGCGCGCACAGCCGGATCGTCCTGGCTGTCGCCGGTCTCGACGCGCACCTGTTCGGTGCGGATGTTGCCGCCGCCGCGCGCCGCGAGCGCCTCGAAGGCGGCACGGCGGGCTTCGTCGGCGGTCGCCCCGTTGTCGATCAGCCCGTCGGCGAACTCGGTGCCGAGCCCGGCAATGCGGGCGATGGAGCGGATTTCCGCATTGATCGCCGCGCGCGTCTCGATGGGGTCGGGCGTCGGGGTTGCCGGCGCATGGGCCGGCGCGGTTTCGATGTCGGACATGGTGCCTCCTTTGCGGATGGTGGCGCCGGGGTCGGCCGGCGTCGGAACGAGGGAGATTTCGATGGGCGTCCAGGCGACGGCGGTGCGCACACGCTCGCCGGTCGCCGGATCGGTGTCGTCGCGCCAGCGCTCGACCGTGTAGCCGACCGAGACATGGCGCAGGATGCCGGCCATCACGTCCTGCCAGATCGGCTCGACCTCGGGCCGGGCCGAGAACTGCAAGACGGCGGTGCCCTGCCGGCCATCGACGCGCGCGTCGCGCACCGTGCCGAGCACGTCGCGCACGGCCGACTGGCGGTGGGCATCGAGCACCGATGCGCCGATCAGCCGCGACAGGTCCACGGCGGCGGGATCGAGCGAGAGGCGTTCGAGATAGAAGCCGGCCGCATCGCGCCGGCGCACCGCGGCGCCGGTGGTCCACACCGCCTCGACGGTGCGCGCCTCGGCATCGGCAGTTTGCGGCGCCAGCGCCGCGCGGCGGATGAAAAGCTCAGGCATCAGCCGTCTCCTTCGCTTCCGCCTGAACCGCATTGTCGAAGGAAAGCCCGAGGCGCTGTTCGCGGGCGCGATCGGCGGCGATCGCCGCGTCCACTTCCTCGATGTCGTAGCCGCGCTCGGCGATCGACTGGCTGCGGCTCTTGAGCCCCGCGCGGATTTGCTCGATCTCGGCGCGGGCATCTTTCAGCGGATCGACCCAATCCCACTTGGGCGGGAGCCATTCGGCCGCGAGGAAGGCGGCCGGATCGCGATCGAAGCCGCGTGCGTCGATCGCGCCGGAAAGCGCGGCAAGCCGCACGAAGCGTTCCCACACCGGCCGGCAGAACTGGAAGACGATGATCGAATATTGCAATTGCTCGATGCGCCGGCGGAACTCGAGGAGGCCGGCGCGGATCGAGGAATAGGTGACGCCTTCGAGGTCGCCGGAGACAAGCTCGTAGGGCACGCCGAGACCTGCGGCGATGGCGCGCAGGTGGTTCTTGACGAAGGCGCCGTAGTCGCCGGGATCGGCCGGATCGGAGAACTGGATATCGGCGCCGGGCGGCAGCGGAATGAGGCTTCCGGGCTCCATGCCGACATTGAGCACGCCGTTGACGGCGCCGCCGGTATTGAGGCCCGCGACCGTTCCGTCCGGGTCGCGGATGAAGCCGGTGAACAGCGCCGCGACCTTCGCCTTCACCAGCGCGGCGTCCTCGTATTGGTCGAGCTCGTGCAGGCGGAGCAGGATCGGCGCGAGCCAGGTGAGCCCGCGCAATTGGCCGGACGCAAGCGGCTGGAAGAGATGCAGCATGTCGGCCGCGGGCACGCGCACGGTATCGAGCGCGAACGGCGCGAGGGCGTCGCCCGGGCGGTTGCGGTAGCAATGATAGGCAACGCGCCGGCCCAAGGCGTCGAACTCGATGCCGGCGCGGACGCGGGCGCCGGCGCCGACCTCGCGATGAAGATCGGTCGGCACCTGCTCGCGGTCGAGAAGATCGATCGTAAGCGGCAACCCGTCGTGCGTATCGGCGAAGCGCAGCCGCGCGAAGCTCTCGCCGCTTTCGACCATCGCCCGCAGCGCGAGCGCCTGGAGCCCATAGAAATCGGTGAGGCCCGCGGCGTCGGCGCGATCGGTCCAGCGGTTCCAGAGCGCATGCAAGCGGTCGCGCACGGCGGCATCGGGATGCATCGAACGCGGCTTGACGCCGGAGCCGATCGCGTTCGCCACGAGCCCCTGGACGGCGGAGGCGACCCACGGATTGTTGCGCGCGTACCAGCCAGCGCGCCGGGCGGCGGTCGTCGCGCCGGCGAGGATCGAGGCGTTCAGCGCCTCGATGCCCTTCGCGCCTTCCCAACGCCGGCCGCCGCCGGCCGCGTCAAAGGCGCGGCGGCGGGCAAAGCCGAGGAACGAGGCAAGGCGCGACCACATGCCCGTAAGGATCGGGCAGGTGCGACCGTGGTACTACTCGGAGCGTTTCGGGATGATGCGCAAACGTTGGCGCTACGGCGTCAATCAGCGACATCCGTGGCGGGTGCGCGGGCTGTTCGTGGTCGGCGAAAGAGCCGTGCGTCGCGCCTTCCGTACGCGATAGTTCTACGAGTCGCGGCAAGCCCACGCATCAAACTCCACCACAGGATTCTTCGGCTTCCGCACGAAGTTGTCTGCTTGTCGTTTCCCATGCCTGGCTGTTCCAGCATCGACGATCGTCATCAGCCGCCACGGCGTATCACACAAGGAAGCACTTATGATGCGTCGAGGGTCAACCAAGCGGTCATTGATTGCGCCAAACCTAAAGACGAGTAGTGCCTTTGGGTGGCTTACGGAGGCAACATTGCGCCACACAGAGCGTAGGTCCTCCACAAAGGACGAGATGCTTTGATGCGATAGTTGTACGCCATAGCTGTAATCGACTGTATCAGGCCCGCCTAGGAACCAATGGCGGAGCCACTGATCCGAGACATAGGTACGGAGTCCGTAATACGGAGGCGACGTGATAATCAGTTTCGGGCGCTTTCCATCACACGCCATTCTTATCGTGCGAAGGCGTCTACTGTCTCCAAGCGTCGCCCGATATTTGACGTTTGGCAGCGGCTCTGAAAAATAACGAATGGCGCGCCTTTTAATGACCTCTAACACGTCCACATCGGGCGCTCGAAATCCGTGGCGTTTCCAAAAAGAGATCGCATATCGTGGCTTTGGAGCATATGTACGTGGTGCCTGATTGGAGAGATACGAGCTAGACTGATCCTTGTGCAGAGGGCCGTGCAGTGCGCCGAGCAACACGCCCCTAAGGGCCTTTCGTGTATTGCTGCGACAATTCTCCAATAGACCCTCTCGCAATGCACAGATGGCTTTTAGGACAGACGGCCGATAGGCATGAGACCAAAAGGCCCCTGTAGGAACATGACTGGCACGTCGGCTCGACATAATATCACGAGCCTCAGACACGATGTCGTCTGGACATATGTTAGTTGCCAGCTTTGCAGTGGTTGCCGCGACAGCAATCGGGCTTGAGTCAATTCCGATTGTGGGTAACTCGAGAAGGCGAGCTGCGAAGTTTGTTGTTCCCCGCCCACAGAATGGATCAAGTGTAACTGCATTCTCGGTGGCGTGTTCGTGCAGAACTGCTAGCGGAAAATTTAGTGGGAACATTGTGAAATACGGACAGATCGCATTCAGGGCGGTTTGCTCGGGCGAGAAGTGGCGCATCGCTACTTTGCACCCCTCCGAACCCACGTTTTCCCAGTATTCGGGTTCTTGAAGCTATGCCAACCGATGTCTTGCGGCCCAAACAAAACGCTAAGGGTCGCCGGTACCAAGTCGTAGGCGAGCTTATCAGGATCAGCCGCCGTTCGAGGCAGCTTGTCCTTTATGCATGCTTTGAGAGCGCCCCACGGTACACCGTCTCCGTTTAGGTCCTGCATTACCTTCTGATTATTCTGAATCGCCTCCTTGGCGAGGGCGCTGTATAGCGCCTCATTGTCCATTGTGGGTTGATCGTCATCATCTGCCTTTTGCCCGGCATCGTCTGCTGGTGCTGGCTCAATCGCGCCCTTCTCGATCGCCTGCTTCCGAACGGTCTCAGCTTCAGCCTTCAGGGTAGCTGCAAAGGTTGGTACTGGAGCTGCCTGATATTGCGGATCACGAACTGCATAGGACTCCTCAAAGGAAAGGACGCGCAAGGCAATTGGGTACGCGCGATCCTTCTTGGCGGAGCTCCAGAAAATGCCTTGCCCCACTATTGGTTCGTTCAAAAGCGAACTCAGGATATCGTTGCTGAAGTGAGAATTGGCCTTCTTGACCTGAGCAAGATCGCCCGCCGACAATAGGTGAAACAAAAACCAGTTGTCACCTTGGCTGAGAATTTCATCAGGTATCGAACCCGGCTGCTGCGTTACGAGCACCGCTCCTAAGTCGTATTTTCGACCCTCCTTCACCCAGGCGATAAAAGGCTCCGCTGCGGCAGCGCGCTCGTTCAACACTGACTGGGCCTCTTCAATTACCGCTATGGTGGGAATTGTCTCGGGTTCGGCCTTCGTAAATTCTTCCTGATTTCGCGAGAAGATTTGCCGAAGGATAATGCCGGACAACACATATCCATGTGTGCCGCGCATTTGAGAAACATCAACCACGCAAAGCTTTCCCGCTCGGAGCGCGTTCAAGAGAAGACCCATCATTTGGCTGCTTGGGTCATGCAACATGCGTACTATGGTCGTCATGTTCGAGCGAGCGGCAATGACCTCCGCCTGCTGCTCTTTCAGGCTCACATTCAGGATATTTGCGATGTCTTGTGGGTCGGCGCCATTTCCGTTGGCATGGATCAAGTCCACGAGCTCCCGCCATCTGGCTGCCGGAAGACCGCGAAGCTTCGTAACGTTCTGTTGATCCTGCCGCTCTGGCGGGAGCGCAATCGAAATGACGTCAGACGGTCGAAGCTCGCGAATATCAAGCTTGACGCGACTAGCGACAAAGGTCTCATAGAACCGGCTTGGACCGGCGCGAGATGTAAAGACGACAAGCTTATCTTGCAAATGAGGAACATCGCAGAGGCCTGGCCGGCCCTTGTCATCAGGCCAAAAGTACTCTCCGTCTGGATCAAATATGATCGTGCCTACGGGAACCTCTTTCTCGCCTCTCTTTTTTACGGTCGGCTGCTGCCGATAAAGTTCGCTAAACAGCAGCTTATTCAAGTTCGATTTGCCAAATCCCGCACGGGCGAAAATGAAGCTTCGTCGTGAGATCAATTCGCGAATGTTGAAAGTTACCCTTGCCTCAGGCGACTTGAGTCGCATCCACGGCTCACGCTTGGCCTTTTGTGGATCGTAGATATACTCGCCAAGCGCAAAATGCCCAATGCAGACTCCGTCATCGTTGCTGCCAACAACCTCTTTCAGAACCTCGTCCGATAGAAACGCGACTGGACTGCCGACGTGAGGGAGCCGACGATGCGAGGGAACAAAATCCAATCTATTGTTTGCCCCGTTTCGAAGCACGCCAAGCACCCTAATATCAACGTGGTACTTTAAATACTGCTCTCGCAGATCATCCGGGACATTTCGGCCTTCGCGAACCGCACGGATATTGAATTCCTCGCCCGAACCCTGTGACAACTTCCCTTGGGACGAAAGCGCGGTGATGCGTCCAAGGACAGCCTCTTCCGGCGTTTCCAATTGAACGAGTAGGAATTGACCGTGCATTGGAATCGCGTGAAGTTCGGGCTTGTATGGAATTGCGAGATCTGCGTGAAACTCAAGGCCACCTTCGGTGTAGCCGCGAAAAACCCCGATTACATGAGTTGCGGGAAAGAGTTGCATGGGCAACCTCGTTAACGATAACGACCCTGACCAGGATCGGCGTCTTCGAGCGTGAATGCGTCAAGGGTGGCGCTCTCATTTCCCAGTGCTCGTCTCAAGCCGTGAAAGATCGCGTCTTGCAGCATATCCATATCGAAATCGACCAGTGCTGCACGCTCATGAGCCTTTTGAAGACATCTGGGATATAGCGGGACCGGAAATCCCTCGATTGCGTCCGCTAGCAAATGACTAAAAATCCGATCTGCGTTCTGGGCCTGCGGGCTAAAAATATCTACTGGCCAAATGGGATCGCGCGGCCGCAAACCGAATTTCGCGAAGAACATTTTACCAAGGACGCACTTGTTGCGCTCTCTTCCCGCGACAACTCGGTCTTCCCCCCGAAATGATTCCTCCCATACATACACTTCCTTCTCCAGTTCATAGGGGACTTCGATAAATGCCGGGAAGCTCCCTCGGAGAATACCTTCAAGCGCAAACGCTAAGCGGTACCGACTGAGGACGGTGCTTGATTTCATTACTCCAACGAGGTACACGGCTCGTCGTTGGTTGGCATGGCGTTCCAACTCGCGTTTCAGAAGCTCTCCATATTGAATGAAGAGCTCGCCAGCGAATGCCTTGCTGCGCAAGTCCCCATCAAATACGACGAGCGTATCTGAACCAAAGTCTTTCTTCAGAAGGTCATACAGAACTGCCCATTCAACAAGCTCGCGATAAACCTGCACTATGGTTGCGCTTCGCGGGAGACCGTCGTCATCCGCTCTGACGAAGTGACTGAGCTTTGTCAGCGACGTCACATTTAGCGCCGCCATTAGGCGACCCAGGGAGGTGACTGGCCTACCGGAACTATCGAACTGTTTCTTATCGAGTTCAGCAATCGGAGTAGTCGGGGTAACGACCTCTAAACACAGGTCATTGTCATTGCTGTCAACGACACGAACTACTTGCACCATAAACGGATCAAACCGGAGTGAATTGTTGCCGCCGTCTGTAGCGACAAGCGACACGGCTGTGGCGGCACGCGGATGAATGCGTTTTGTCTTGTCGCGAAGCGGGCGGACATCGGCACGCAGTTTATCAAGCAGTTGCCGGTCAGCAGCGGTTCGGACCTCGATTTCCGATTTCAAACGCTGGTATGTGTCTTGGTCAATCATCGCCCCCGCTCCAAGGTGCCGCTGCGGCTCATGCGGTCGTGCAATATCTGGACGATCTCCGCACCGTCTAATTGTATCACGCAATAGAAGAGCACATGCACCGGGTTGGCAACCGCCCCCTCGCGGCTGTGCCGGATTTGAAAGCTGTGGATGCCGTGCCGCAGCTCGCTGCGGTCCAAGGTCGAGCGACCCTGCGGGTCCTCGGCGACGCGGCGCATCGCGGCAAGCAGCCGCGCGGCTTAGCGGACGCGCGCCGCGCGGCCGTGCCGTGCCTCGCTCGTGCGCAAAATCGAATCGATGTCGCGCCGTGCCGACCTAGTGAGCCGGTAGCGCGCCATGGACGGTCAGCGCGCTTCGACAAGGCGATCGAGCCAGGCTTCAAGGTCGGCGTCATCGACGTCCTCGTAGGCGCCGCGTTCGAGGTCGGCGATGCCGGCATCGATGCTCCGGCGCAGGCGCTCGAGCTTGAGCGCGTCGATCGCGCGCCTCTGCTGCAGCGCGCGGATGGCGTCGCGCACGGCCTCGCTGGCGTTGGCGTATTCGCCCTTCTTGAGCATGTTGTCGATGAAGGCGTCCTGCTCGGGCGTGAGGTTGATATTGCGGGTCGGCATAGAGCCATTCTCGCTGATTCCCATGAAAGATACCGATCTTGGCAATAGTTGCCAATGCTTCAAGGCCCGGCCATCCACCGCGAGCGGATCACACGCGGCGGCTCGGCCGGCCGGGCGGGCGCCGGCGCGCCCTTGGCGGGTGCCGCGCCTATGGCGTCGGCTTCCGCATTGAGCCGCAACCCCATGCTGATGAGGCCATGCAGGGCGGCCATGGCGTAGACCGTGGTATCGAGCGCCTCGTTGCGCTCGCCCTCGCGGCGCGGTTGCCAGAGCCGGATCGGACGGCCGCGCTCGAAGCGGGTTACCACGCGCTCGGCGGTGAGCTGGCGGAAGAATTCGGCATCACGCTCCATCGGGAAGTGCAGCATGCCGGGTCCGGGCTCGCTGAGGCGAAGCCGCGCGAACAGCGCGTCCTTGGCGGCATCGACGCCGATGATGAAGAGCGGCGTCTTGCCTTTGGTGCGCGAAGGCCGCCGCGGCCAGAGCGGCACGCCGGGGCCGCCGCGGCCCTTGATCGCCCAGATGCGGCGGTGCAGCCGCGTGCGGCAGTATTCGTAGGCCGCCTTGGTGTGCTGACCACCCGTATCGACCGCCACCGCGCGGATGGTCATGTCGGCAACCGCGCGCGCATGCGGATAAGTCGCCTGTAGCGCCGCGTCGAGGTCGGCCCACACGCGCGGGCCGGACGGATCGCCGAAGATCACGCGATAGTCGATCGACCACGCCTCCTCGTCACGGCCCCAACCGATTACATGCAGCTCGAGGCGGTCACACTGGACATCGACGCCGGCCGTGAGCACGGCGACGCGCTCGGGCAGCAATCCGCCCCAATCCTCGCGGCGCGCCATCAGCGGCTCGGCGTCGATCACCTCGCCGGCCTGGTCCTCCCAGGTTTCGGCGAGCTTGGTGTTGGTCCAGACCTGAAGCCGCGCCGGATCGCGATAAACCTGCCCGTGCTCGATGGCGATCTCGGCCCATGTCTCGAACGGCGAATAGAGGCTCGACAGATGGAAGCCCGCGGTCTTGCCGTCGCCGGTTGCGGTCGCGCGCCAGCGGCCAGAGGCGAGCAGCGCCGGTTTCTTGTGCTCCTCATGTACCGCGCCGCATTCCGGGCAGACGCGGTGCGCGCGGTCGCGCCTTCCTTCCGGCCATTGAATCTGCGCCCAGGTGATCGGCGCGTAGGCGCCGCAATCCGGGCAGCGCACCTCGAAGATGCGCTTGTCCGATTCTTCATAGGCCGCCTCGATGCGCGAGAAGCCCTTCAAGGTCGGCGTCGAGACCATGACGATCTTGCGCCGGCCGCGGAACGTCACGGTGCGTTGGATGGCGAGCGCGACCGGATCGCCCTCGCCCGACACGTCGGAGGGATAGGCGTCCACCTCGTCGAGGAAGAGATAGCGCGCCGGCGTCGAGCGCAGACCGACGCCGGACGCCGCGCCCACCATGACCAGTTGCCCGCCGGGGAAGAGCTTGCGGAACTGGCTGTTGCCCGGCTCCTTCTTGCCCGGTTCGACCACGCGCTCGCGCAGCGCCGGCGAGGCCGCAATCATCGGGTCGATACGGATCGAGGTATTGCGCCGCACCGCGTCCATGGTCGGCTGCACCATGAGCATGAGCCCGGGCGCGTGATGGATGACATAGCCGAGCCAGTTGAGACCCGCTTCCGTGCCGCCGAGCTGCGCGCCTTTCATGAACACGACGCGCTCGGTCGGATCGTTCGCCGACAGGCAATCCATGATCTCGCGCAAATAAGGCGTGCGGGCGGTGCGCCAGCGGCCGGGCTCGGCGGACAGGTCAGGCAGGATGCGGTGCTCGTCCGCCCATTGCGAGACGGTGAGCGGCGGTTCAGGCCTAGCGCCGTCGCGCCAGATCTCATCGATCCAGGCGGTGACGTCATCCATCGCGCAGCTCCCGGAGCGGGATGCGGGCAAGATCGACGAGGTGCTCGCGCATGAGCCGGTCGAGCGCCGCGAAGGTGCGCGCGGGATCGGCGCCGAGTTCGGCGGCAAGCAGCGGCGTGACGCGCGCAACCCAGGCCATGTGCGCGTCGCGCTCGGCCTTGGCGCGGGCGAAGACGGCCGCTTTCACCGCCGAGCGGTTCACGAGGTCGCCGCGCTCGCGTTCGAGGGCGAGCTTGGCGCGCTGGACCTTGACGATTTCGTGCAGACGGCGCGCTTCCGCGAGCGAGGGCGTCGCGCCGGCAACCCCGCCCTTGCCGCGCCGGTCTGGATCGAGGTTTTCTTCCATCCACCGCAGGCCGGCCTCGACCTCGATCCGCCCGTCGGGCAGCACCGGGAGCCCCTGCGCGATCAGTTGCGAGATGCGCCCGCGCGTGAGCCCGACGCGACCGGCGAACGCCGCCTTGGTGACGACGCCTGTTTTTGAATCAGCGTTGGCGTCTGCCGCTAGTTTAGGCATTGGCGCCCCCGCAGAATGGCGAAGGGCCGCGCCTTCGCCCCCCCGCATACGAAATCGCCCAGGAGGAACCGCGCCGCGGCGTCGCATTGCGCCGGTTTGCGCCATCGCGCCTGCGCCGAAGGCTTCCGAAGGCTTGGAAGGCGTTCTCCCATATCAACGCTCCGCGCGCGCACGCGCGCGAAATAGGGACAATCGGGAAATCCCCTTCGTATCCCTTCGGAGGCTGCGCGATGGTCAGAACACCGGATCATCGATGCCTCCCGGTCCGAAGGGCGAAGCCCGATCAATCAGCCGCACGCCATGGATCACCGCCCGGCGCGTGATCGGATCATGACCGCGTTGGAGACCTCGGGCGGCGAGCGCGGTCGAAAAGCGTTTGATCGAGCCGGTGAACTCGCCGGCGCGCGCCGACCATTCCGTCCACGCCGCGAAGAGGTCTTTGACCTCGGTCGAGGCGTTCGGATCGTCGGTCGCGCACCGCTCGGCGAGGAAGAGGCCGATGGTATCCTCGTCGGCGAGATAACTCGCGGTCGCCGCCTGCACCGCCGGCGGCGGGCTCAGGCCGATGTGCTGCCATTCGAGGCACCCTTCTATCGCCCAGGCGAGGATGCCCGGCCACTCGGCGACGAGCTTCTCGGGCAGGTTCGGGTCGCGTTCGGCCTTTGGAATCGTGACGGTGAACGGCACGAG